GGCTTGGCGGTTTCCCTGATCGTCATGCCTGGTCCACGATGATGCGGAAGGTCTGGACGCCGTGGCGCGTTTCGCCGTCGGCGTCGATCATGCTGGTGCTGCTGATCCAGTCGCAGCTGACCAGCGCGTAGCCGCTGACGGCGAGCGCGGCGCGGTGCAGGGCGGCGTAGATCGCGGCCTGGATGGTCTTTTCTTCCTTGCGGCCGTTGTAGCGGCTCCAGGTGTGGACGGTGATGGTGGCGTCGTCGCCGCTCTCGGTGTCGGTGCTCCAGTCGGCGTGGGTGTCCTCGCCGATGGTGACGTATGGGAACTGCAGCGCGTCGGACCCGGTGAGCGGGCGCGGCTGGGCGTCGTAGACGCCTCTGACCAGGGCCATCAGCGCGCTGCTGCCGGTGAGTGCACCGTATACCGCCGCCTGGATTGCGAGTTCAAAGCCCATTCTTGGCCGCCTTCTTCGCCTTGCGCTTCAGCAGCGCCTCGAACTTCTTGCCGAACTGCTCGCGCATGATCGATGGAATCTCCTGCCGGATCGACTCGACGGCCTTTCGCATGAAGCCGTGCTCCGGGATCCCGGTGCGGGTGCCGTATTCGACGAAGCGCCAGTAGAAGGCGTCGTTCTTCGCGCTCTTGCCGGTCTCGATTACGACGTCTGAGAACGGCTTTTCCGGGGTGCGCGGGCGGCCGCGCTTAGCCTTGATGGCTTTCTTGAGCGTGCCGGAGTAGACCGGTACACGGTCGCTCGCTTGCCTTGCAACCTGCTGGGCTACGCCGTGGACGGTGGCGCGCATGAGGTTGTTTGCCTCGCGCGGGGCGAGCTGTTCGAGCGTGGCGCGCAGCTCGTCGAGCCCGTCGACGCTGATGCCTTTGGCTGCCGCCATTATTCGGTCGCGTCGCCGCGCTCGCACATGCACACGACATGGCGCGCAAGGGTGGCGTCCGGCAGGATGGCGCGGATGTTGTACTGCTGGCCGGCGTGGACGATGCGCATGGACGGCAGCAGGCCGGCGAGGTTACGCATGACGATCTTGGCCGACACCTCGGACTGCTGCGCCTCGGCGGCGAAGAACTCGCGGCCGGACACGGGCAGGATCGCTGCCGGGACGCTGGCGGCGAAGGTGGTCCAGGCGGTTGTGACGCCGCCTAAGCCGTCTGGCGCTTCGACGTGCTGCTCGATGCGCACGCGGTGGCGCAGGGTGCCTGCTCTCATCAGTGCTCGAGCAGGGCGGCGGTCAGCCCGCTGCCGCCGGTGATGGCAATGGTGCCGCGCAGGTACTCGCGGATGGTGACGAGCGGGACCGCCACGCACGCGCCGGCGGCGATGGAGCCGACTGCGTAGCCGCCGCTGACGTCGACGCTGCCGATGCCAGGCACGCTGAAGGTGGTGCCGCCATTGCCGTCGATCACCGGGCTGATCGCGCCGGCAGTTGGGTTGTGCAGGACGAGGATGGGGGTCTTGCTCTCGTCGTAGACGAGGCTGTCGCTGCCGTTGAGCGTGGTCAGCGTGACGGCGCGTTTGCCGAGTCCGGTGAGGGTGGTGGCGGTGATAGAGGGCATGGTGTGCTCCTGTTATGCGTAGACTTTGTGGCGGTCGAGCAGGCCGTCGGCGAAGTCGCGCGGGGCGGCCTGGATGGGCTGGCCAGCAACGGCCGATTCGCGGTTTTCGTACAGGGCGCCGACACGCAGCAGGATCCACTGCTTGATCGACGCCGGGACGAACGAGCCGTCTGCACCGTAGCCGGCGACGTAGCGCACGCGGACGGCGTTGCGCTCGGCGCGGGTGGCTGGCCAGGAGAGGCCGTAGGCGGGCACCACCTCGCCCGGCTCGGCGTCGGTGTCGGCGTAGTAGTTGGCCGCGGCAAGCGTCTGCTCGACGCCCGAGCTGTCGATGTACTTGATCGAGGTGACGGACGACAGCGGCGCCATGGGAAGGACGATCACGGCCGGGAAGGCGTCGAGCACGAGCTCCCAGGTCTGGTCGATCAGCGCTCGCTGCAGGCGGTGCTCGGCGTCGTCGCGGGCGGCGGCGATGTAAGCGCTGATCAGGGCGTCGTCGTCGGCGTGCCTGACGTACATGTGATCCTTGGCCTCGGCGAGCGTGACGGGCTCGACGTCGGGGACGGTGATGAGGCGGGCGGGCATTTAGGCGGCGGCCTTCTTGCGGGTGCGGCGTGGCTGGACCTGCTCGGGGTGGGCGGTGGCGACGGGCGGAACCGGGGCGGTGGCTTCGCTCGCGGCGGGGGCGCCGCTCATGCCGGGTTGCAGGTATTCGGCGACGCGGGCCTCGTTGACGAGGTGGGCGGCAAGCGCGTCGTAGACGCGCGCAGTGTCGCCGGACGAGAAGCTGCCGAGCATCGAGTTGCTGCCCTGCCGGATGAACTTGATCTGAACCATGGTGTGTCCGCTCGTTGTTGTCGCCTTGGAGGCGCCGCGCTTGTGGCACGGCGCCTGCAAGACGCCCAGGGGATCGCCCCGGGCATCAGCCTACTTAGGCAGCAGGCGGGGTCAGGTCGCCGCCGCGGATGGCTGCGGGGACTTCGACGGTGAGGGCCAGACGACGCTCGGCACGCAGCGTGATCAGGTTCTTGGTGAAGTTGTCGGAATCGCTGTCGCTCATCTCGACCACCACGCCCTCGCGGTTGTGGATGGTGGCGGCCTGGCTGAACGCGCCGACGGCGAAGGTGTCGGCGGTGACGCCGACCGACTGCACCACCGGCAGGCCGAACAGCACCGGGCGGCCGGCTTCGTCGTACTTGAACGGCACCTGGCCGGCGGCGGTGGTCAGCAGCTCGGTCTCCATGGTCGCCCAGTCGGCCGGGTTCATGAGGATGGCGTCGGCGGCGTAGCCGGCCACCATCAGGTCGCCGATGACCTTGCGGATCAGCACGAACTTCGGCAGCGTGGCGCCCAGCGCGCCGGACAGGTAGCCGTGCGCGGTGTAGTTGCCGGCGTCGAAGATGCCGGAAATGTTGGGCGCAACGCCGTCGCCGACCGCCAGCTGCGTCTCGACGCGGCGGTTGACGCCGTAGCTCATGCGGGCGTCGACGTAGGCGGCGAGCGCGGCGTTATCGGAGGCGAGCTGCTTTGAGATCTTTATCCAGTGCGCGACGGTGCTGACCGGCATGGGGACCAGCGACCAGGTGAGCGCCGACTCCGCCTTGGCCGCGCCTTCGGCCGCTTCCGCTGCCGAGTTGGTGAAGCTGGCCTCCTTGGTGAACTCGATCGCGTTGGAGCTGGTGGGCAGCGACGGGATCAGCGATTCGAGCGTCAGCACCGGGGCGGCACCGGCGACGATGCCGGGCTTGCGGTCCGGGGCGACGTTGGCGTCGGCGCCGACGAGCGTGTTCTTGACCTCGAAGCGGACCTTCTGCTGGTTGCCGCCGATGAACGACTTGTAGCCGTCGCAGCCGACGAACTGCTTGCCCCAGGACGTGAGCTTTGTCTCCTGCTCCATCTGCACGCCGCGCTGCTTGAGCTGCAGGATCTCGTCGGCCAGCTCGCGCTGCTTGAGGCCGAGACCTTCGATTGCGGCCTTGGTGTCGGCGGATTCCTTGCCGGTGGCCTTGGCTTCGGCTTCGGCCTTTTCGGCGAAGGACTTGATCTGGGCTTCCAGGCCGTCGAGGGCCTTCATGATTTGGTCAGACATGGTTTTCCTTTCTGGAATAAAAAAACCCGCCGGAGCGGGTCGGATGCAGGGGGTTGTGATACAGGATCAGCGGGGCAGGATGCAGCCGAGTTTCTCCAAGCGTTCCTCGATTGCCTGCTTCTCTGCCAGGTCGGTGCCAGCCTCACGCTGGAGCACGACCTTGGCGCGACTGACGACCGCTTTCGCCAGTTCTCTCGACATGCCCCCTGCATCCCGCAGGAAGTACTCGAAATCCTTGATGCTGGTGATCTGCTCCAGCCCTTCCGACTTGACGCTGTCGAGGTCGACCCGCGCGGCGCCGTCGGCGGGGAAGGTGACGATCGACACCTCGGCCAGGCGCGAGACGCGCTTGATGATGCGAGTGCCGTCGTCCATGTGCTCGAAGTCCTCGGCCTTAAGCATGTAGCCGATGGAGAGGCCGTCGACGGTGCCGTGCTTGAGCGCGGCGCGGGCTTCCTCGGCGCGCGCCATGCCGGGGGTGAACTCGCCCTCGACCCACAGGCCCTTGTCGTCTTCCTTCACCGTGGTCCACTTGCCGACCGGCAGCGAATAGGAATCGTGCTGCACGAACATCTTGGGCTTGCCGTGCTTGCGCAGCGTGTGCTCGTATGCGCCCTTGAGGATGGTGTCGCCGACGGAATCGACCCCTCCGAAAACCGAGGCGTAGCCGGCAAACGTCGCGCCGTCGCCTTCGGCCTTGATCTGGCAGTCGTCGAGCTTGAGGGTTTTCTGTAACAGCATGGGTCAGGCTCCCTTGTTGGGATTCGGCAGGTTGTGCAGTTCGACCAGGTTGGACTGGACGGTGATCTTGTCGCCGCCGGCGAC